CCCTAAGCATATTATAATTACAAGCAATTATTGCCCCAAATTTTGGTTTGCTAAGACCGAAATTAAAGGCTTGATCGAAATAAAAACGCCGGACACAGCGGTAATTCGGCGCCTATATAAAATTCCGGGAAACACTGTTGAGGAACTAACCAAAGAATACGACCCGGACGAAGTTAAACCAGTTCCGGCCTCAAAGTGCTCAGAGCTCAAGAGCTCAGAAGTGAGTGGGTAATACTACGTACTAATAAATTAGTACTTGCCACTCACTATATCGCTTCGCTCAACTGTCGCTTTCGCTCCTGGGCCTGCGGCGCTATTTCGTGGCACAAGGCCGCGATTGCTACGCTGCCGCTACGCAACGCCCAAGACGATTAGCCACGTAAAAACTTAATTTAAGTTTTATTTAAGAAGCTACAATATCTTTAGGCTCAAAGAATCTGACTTTAAAAGTCTGGAGCACAGTATATTGAAACGCGTAAGTATTAGAAGTCTTATCAAGTGGCTGCTGCCAAATATGATAAACTACTTCCTCAGCCGGGTTATTAGTTACCAATGCCGTAGTTGCACCATTGTCAACGCTCTTGCTGTAAAACTTCTTTTTATTGAAAGAAGATTTAATAATTGATTTTCCAGCAAAGAAAGGTGCGATAATTCTCATCGTACCACGCTTAGCCTCTGAATATGTTGACCAATCAGCATAGGCCGAAGCGTCATCAGATAGATAAGCACCAACTGCAACCGCTCCGCTTGGATTTTGTCCAATTGGTGAAACAACCGTAACTTTAATATAAGACGAAAGCACGTCATAATGGTTGTAAAATTGAGCTATCTGATCGAATCCGAAAGGTTGGTGACCGGTTCCGGATAAATTGGGGTCAAACAAACTGTTTGCCCTAAATTGATATTCTGAAAGAATACCAGCAGTGTTAGACATAGTAAAAGAATCAGAATAAGAAAGGGTGCGGATCTGTTCGCGAGCAAATCCCGAAAGACCACGCGGAATACGCCGTTTTCTAGTAGTACGTTTCTTAGCATACTTTTTTTTCTTATAAACACGCCGAGGCATTTATTATAAGGTTTTTATTTCTTTAAGACGAAATAAAGTTTATTTTTTTTTTAATCTAGTAATTTAATTTAAATTTTCCTTAAGGAAATGCTTTTCTGAAGAAAAGAAGACATGGCAGCGAGTAACTCAAAAGTGAAAAAGGAAAAAGAGAAGAGAGAAAGGAACTGGTGCTTTACTGCGTGGGAGGACCCGACCCCTTGGCTGTTAAAAATAGACTGCAGATATTGGATTTATGGCCTAGAGATATGCCCAACATCACAAAAGTTACATTGGCAAAGTTACATGGAACTTAACGGACAAATGACGAGAACCGCATTAAATAAAGTCGTTAAATATGAAAATTTAAAACCGGTGCATTTCGAACCACGGGCGGGATCTCAACAACAAGCAATTGATTATTGCAAAGAAGACGGTAAATTTACAGAAGAGGGAGTACCAAAGCAACAAGGAAAGCGCGCAGACCTTGAAAATATGGTTGAACTAATTAAGACTGGAGCACCAGATCAAGATTTAATTGAGGCCAACCCAGGAAGCTTCATAAGATATTATAAGGGACTTACAAGAGTGCGTGAAATCTTCCAACCCAAACGACGGTTCAGAACTAAAGTTACCGTCTATTGGGGCCCTACAGGGACAGGAAAAAGCCATAGAGCTTTTAAGGAAGGTGGGTTACATTGCGACGAGGTCACACACATGAACGGATTTATTCAAGGCTATAACAATGCAGAGACTGTTATTATTGAAGAATTTGACCCCAAAGATTGGAGACGTGCAACCTTCCTAGGTATAACGGATGAAAACCCGTTAAAAGTAAACGTAAAAGGTGGGGAGCGAGAGTGGAACCCTAAGCATATTATAATTACAAGCAATTATTGCCCCAAATTTTGGTTTGCTAAGACCGAAATTAAAGGCTTGATCGAAATAAAAACGCCGGACACAGCGGTAATTCGGCGCCTATATAAA